AAAATCAAATTTATACATTAATATATATAATATTTTTAATAAGTGGAACATATTTTATAAATGTAAATATATCAAAGAGTATTTGTAATGAAAATACGATACAATGGGGTAAAGTATTTACAATAACGATGGGGCCGTGGATAATAATATTTGGAATATTATATTTTCTTTTAGAATTATTTCCGGGATGGATAAAGCCATTTTCAAATACTGTTGGATATATTATAGTAAATGCATTAGGTGCAACTACAGTATTAAAAAAAGTATTAAAAAGTTCTGATGAGCATAGTAATTCAACATTAAAAAAAGCATTAGACAATATAGAAAAAAATTATTCAAGATTTATAAATGAAATAGATGTTGAAGAAGATAAATATAAAAAATTTATAAAACAATTAAGTCAAGAGAGTTTTACAAAAATTCTAGGTGATCATACTGATAATCCAGAAAGATTATATGGGGATGATAATGTGGTTCAATTATTTGCATTAATAAATGTAAAAGATGTAATTGGTAGATTATTTTGGTATGTATTAGCGGGAACTTTAATAGCATCAATTAGTTATAATTTTATAATAAATATGAGTTGTGAGAAAACATTAGATCAAGCCAAGAAAGAATATTCAGATTTGTATGATAAATCATATACACCAATATATGGTAAAAAATGGCAAAAATTACCAGAACAACCTGCAGAATTAGACCATCAAGATTATACAGGTCGCTTATCACAATTTATTACTAAATATGGTAATGATTTATTAACAAAACAAGATAGTAATAAAGAAGTTAAATTAACTCCTCATCAATTAAGAAGTATTCAGTTATCATTTGATGAATTACCAAGTAATAGTTATATTCAAATTGATAATAGTTATTTTAGACCAATTGAGTAAATAAAATAATATAAATATATATTTATTATAATTAATATATATTTATGAGTGATTTAAAATCATTTTCTAAATATGAATTGTCTGCAATTTCAAAAACAGATGTATGGAGAAATAGTTTATATATGGGTGAAACTAATAAAAATGAAGAAAATAGGAATAATACAAAATATAAATTACATGCAACTGGTTATGCAGATGTTATGAATGGTAGAACGTATGTTGCTTTACCAGAAGATTTAAAAATAACAGACGAAATAAAAAAGAAATATAATTTGATGTAATTAAATTAAAATGAGAATTTTCTAAAATTAACATAATATAAAACTGCTAAATATGAAAATATTCCACATATAATAATGACTAACCAAATAGGGCAAACTGTTTTATTTCTGTAACCAAGTCCAAATTCTCTAGGTTTACCATTTTTATCAAAAACGAGAGATGGTTTAGTAAGTATAATTAAAATAAATAATAAAACAAATATAATAATTGATACTAATGGTATATTATTTCTTACAAATTTTGAAAACATATTAATATTATATAAAATAAATATAATATTAATTATAAATTAACTATAATTTTTTTAAAATACATTCTGACCTGTGACAAGTTCTTGTGCAAGAATTCCCATAAATGCAATCATAGCAAGTCTTCCATTATTAAGTTCTTTATTAAGAAGTTCATCACTAATAGTAGACATGTTATAGTTTCCTAGATTTCCTGGCTGATAATTTTGTTTTAAATTAAATGTTTTATTTTCAGTAAAGGGATTTACCCAACCTCGTCCCATACGGAGTAGTTCAAATGAAGCCATACCAAGCCAAAATGGAGCCTGGTGATAAGCATCAAGTGAGCTTAGATAATTAATACCTAACATGGAACCATCTGTATCCATTTGTTCAAGAAAAGCAATAGTAGGAATTGCAGCCATAGCAGTACGGCCATGTTGAAGTTCTGCTTCACGTGTAAATTTAATTTTATTTTCGCTTTTCTTATCTAGAATATTAAGTGGATCAAAATTAGGAAGTGGCTGTGTAGAACCTACATACCTCCAGGTTTTAATGGATGGTACTACATTTAGTAGCGCGGCATTATTTGAAGCCATTAGCATAACGATTGCACAAGCCATTTTATAATATATTATTACCATAAAATGTCTTTAAATATATTTTAAAATATATTTTAATCATATTCATAATCACTATCTACATCATCATCATCAGGAATATTACCCATATTATATTCTTCATCGTCTATTTCTTGTTCTCTTCTCTCGAGTTCTTCTTCATCTATTTGATAAATTTGTTTGTTCATTTCAGTTACATTATTATTTTGTCTTAATTTGTATTCTTTTAATGCTTGTTTTTCCATTTTTTCTCTTTCTTCATCATAATTTGAGGCAACATATTGTGTTAATCCTTTTTGTAATCCTGCACTCCAGCTTTCTAATTTATTATTTTTGAATATATTTTCTACTTCTCTCTCTTCATCTGTTAAATCTTTTAAATATTGTGTAATTAAATCTTTTTCTTTTTCTTTTGCATATGAAATTTTTTCTTTAACCTTTTTGTATGTATTATTAATTAAATCTAAATGACTATTTATAATAGTTAAAAATTCAAAAATGTAATTTATTATTGATTTATTCATTTCTTCTTCATTATAATCATCTACTTCACCTATTTCTAGTATAAATTCTTCATATTTTGTAACTTTTATATATTCATTAAAAATACTATAAAAAATGTAAGTGTAAAAAAATGTAATAAATTCTTTATCAAATATACTTGGAATATATGTATCTTCTTTTGAATTACTAATTTTAATTGGTGTTATATATTTTGAAAATTTCATTAATGTAATAAATATAGTAGATCTATTTTTAATAAATTTGAAAACTACATCTAATCCAGGTATAAGTGAAAAATTATTTAGTTTTTTATAATAATTTTCTAAAATATTTATTATATCTTTATTGTGTGTATCAGATAGCTGCCAGTGATTAGGAATTTTTTTCAATTCAATTTGTTTATTTAAAATAATATTTGGAAATATGTTGATTAGATTATTTAAATAGTTATCATAAAACTTACAATTTTCAATATTTATTTCAAAGTCTAATAATTTTTCCATTGTTCCTATTAATGATTTACTCATATTTGGTATTTTTTTTACAAAATCTAATAATGAATTTTTCATTTGATTATTTGTTTTGGCTAAATAATTTTTAACGCTATCTAATTCTTTTTCATCGCTACTATTTATATCAAATGTATCAAAAAGTGAATTTAATTTTTCAAATAATTTTTCATCACTTTTAATTTCAATTGGTGATTCTAAGTAATCATTTAAAATATTTCTTAAAGATTCTATATTATTTATGATAGGATAATTAGAATTTGATTGTAAAATATTTCGTTTATTAATAATATTAATTAGTTCATCAAATGTAGATTTATTGTATATTTTTCCTTGAGATTTTAATGATTCAATAATTTCAGAAATATCTTTTGTAGAATCAAAACTACTTGGTTTATCCATACAAATACTTCTTAATTCATCATCAATTGGTAAATTATTATTAAAATTACAAAAATAAATAAACGTTTTGTATATAGTTTCTTCATTAAAGTCAGATTGGACAATAGGTAATAAAACTTTAGTATTTTCAGCGTGATATAAAATTGATGATTTATTTAAAGAATTAATACTTTCTAAAATTTTAGTATAATATTCAACTAAATTGTTATTATCTAAAATACTTTTATCACTATTAATAAAATAATTTATTGTATTTATTGTAGAATTACAACAAGCATTTTCTAAGAAAGGATCACCAGCAGAATTTTCTAATAAAATACTATTAGTTTCTACTATTTTCTCAATACTTTCAATAATAGTATTACTTAAATATATACTTTTTGATGTTAATGTTTCTAAAATTTCATTTTTTTTACCTTTTCTAAATGTATCTAATAATTCATCTTTAAATGTATCCGATAAAGGTACAGTGTTATCTTTTGCAATTTTAATAGAGTATAATGGAGGCATAAAATTCTGCCAATTAGCAATTGATAATTCATCAGGAATAAATTCTTCCTTATTTAATATTAAATATTCTCTCTTTTTTTGAGAGAGTTCAATAATAGTTTTATCACTTACAATATATTTTTCAATTAATGCTTCTATTTTTTTAGCAATATTTGCTTCAGAAACTTTTAATAATGTATTCCAAGGTTTAATTGAACTTTTAATTTTACTAGCAATACAAGAAATATAAATTACTGTAGTTTTATCTTGGTCTCCATCTAAAGGATAACCCGAAAATGATTTAATACAACTAGGGAATGTTTTTTTGGTTTTAAAACTAGGAATATTAATTTGAATAGCAACTATTAAATATGATAAAGTTAATAATAATAATAATTGGTTGTATGTATCTTCATAAGATGGTAATCCTTTAACTTTTCCTTCTTTTTTTGCTGTTTTAGCTAATATTTTTTCATATTGTTCTTTGGATGGAATATTAGCATTTTGAGTTGTAATAACATTGTTAACAATAAATTGATTTTGTCCTTCTAAGTTTATACCAATCATTTGTGACATAGATTTTATAATATTATTAATTGTTTTAACATCTGGATTAGTAGATGCATTAGTTTTGGAGAGATTAATAGAATATTCAGAATCTAAAATTTCTTTAGTATTTAATTTAAATCCTTGTTCATCATAACCTTCATCACTAGAAAAATCTATATTTTTGATAATATATCCACTATGTTTATCTACCCAATAGTTATTGTCATCACTTATTGTTCCTTGTTCGGCACAAATAGTATCTAATTCTTTTATATAATCTTGTTTACTTGAAAAAGCATTTGCTAATTTTAATAAAAATCTAGGCATTAATTTAACGGCGGTTTTATTACAATGTAACCAATATTTATCTTCTTCATATACAGCTTCTCGTGTGAATTTTAAACAAAATTTCTTAATATATTCTTGTCTTTTAACAAAATCAGGTATAGATAATACTTTATCTCTTATATTTTCGTAGGGAGAAGTTTGTATATCTTCAGATATATCAATGTAGTTACTTAATATTAATGTATTAACTTGTAGATTTTTTTCTTCCTTAATTAGAATTATATTTTTAAGATATTTTTTAGCATTTTCATAATTATCATTGAGTTTTCCTTTAATTTCTTCAACACTTAAATTATATTTAGCTTGGAAACTATCTAAAATTTTATCAACATCTTCTTTTAAATTTTTCTTTTCTAATTTGGATCCATCCATACATTCATCATTAATAGAAATACAATCTTTATTTATATCACATAATATTTTGTTAGAATCAATATAAAAATCATTTTTGAATTTTTCATCAACAACCCATGTAGAATCTTGTCTAACATAAATATAATTTTTTTTGGTTTCTTTATCAATGAATAAACAATAATCACCATCAATTACTTCTCTCTTTTCTTCAATTACAGCTCTAGCTTCTCTAAGTGCATTTTTTTTAGTTAAGTTCATAACATCCATAATTTTCTCAGTTAAAAATTCAAAAAATTGTTTAGTATCCATAGTAGTTTTTTCTTTAGCATATTCATTAGCTAGACTATATATAGTATTATCATATATTGCGTCAAAAAATATTTGTTTAGAATTATCATTTTCCATAGTTTCTAATGATGTATATTTTTTTGATAAATAATATTTTTCACAATTTTCTTCTTCTTCGGGAGAGATTTCTTCAGTTTTAGGTTTTTTTGCTTGTTTAATAAAATTATCAAGTAAATTAGAAACTATTAAATCCATAATAGTTTTGTTTAAACTAGTAATAAAGAATTTTCCACCATCTATTGTAATAAAAGAGTTAATAAGTTCGGAAGTATTATTAAAATTTTCAGGATCAAGATTATAATTATCATAAAGTTCTTGTTTGAGTTCTGTGGTAATAATATCAAAATTTAATTTATAATTTTCTTTTAATTTGAGAGATTCTCTATTTATTAATGCGATTAATTTATTTAATAGATCTTTGCTAATATTATATTCTTTTTTATAGTTATCAATATTTTCATTAAATAATTTGGAAATTATAGAATATTCTTTTTTATTTAAATTATGCATATCAATATTTAAACTTTGGATATCTTGAATTAATGATTTATGATTTATATATTTATAAGTTTGTGATAAATATTCTATAGCAGAACTATTTGTTGGTATAAAAGATTCTAGTAATAAATTAAATTTTTCATCAATAGGAGTGGATGGATTATCTTCAATAGAGAAATTAGAAATATTATCTAATAATTTATTATCGTGAATGGTATCATGTGTATTAATGAATTTATCAAAATTAGATTGTTCTAATATAAATTTATTGATATTAGTTTCGTTATTAAGTAATTGAAAATAATTAAAAAAATCAATATTAAGATTAGATCTTTCATAAATAGTTGTATATTTTTGATTAATTTTAGAGAAATTAAATATAGGTAAAGGTAAGGTTATGAAAGATGTAATAATAATTTTTTCATTAGGAGTTAAATTTTTTAGATTATATACACGTTTGTTATTAATATAGTCTGTTTGTAACATTTTAAATCCTTGATTATAAACTTCTGTTGAAAATCTAAATGTATCAATAGTATTATCATTAATACAATAACTATAGAAGTCATTATATATATCATTGATTGCTAATATTTGAGTGTTAACATCTAAAGAGTTAAAATTGATACTATTAAAATCAGATGTATATTTATTTGTAGTATTATCAAATATATTTAATAAATTATTGATATAGGAGATGTAGTCATTAATTTTATCTTTGGAACTATTATTAGACCATTTGTTAATGACAGAATTTAAATTTTCAATAAATTCTCCCATTTTTATTTTATTAATAAAATCTTCATCATAATCATCGGTATCTTCATTATGAATTAAATTTTTAGAATTGTAAACAACAGGTATTAACCAATATAATTTTTTATTTAAGTTAAGTAAAGCTTCTTTGAGTGGTTTATAAAATTCTCCTTTTTCAGTAACCATAACAGGATTATTATTTTCATCAAAATTTGAGAAAAGTGTTCTAAGTTCTTTATATCTATTTAATTCTAAATTAATATTAGAAATTAATAGTTCATTACGTTCTTCAGGTTTATAAAGATTTAATACATGGTCCATATAATCATTAAGTTGTGTTTCTAAAGTATATCTTTTTTCACTTTCAGGCACATTAACGCTATGATAAAATTCTTGATAATCATCTTCTAATTCAAAGTCATCTAATAAAATTTCATTAAGTTTTTCATCGTCGACGTGTTTAATAAGGTCATAATCTAAATCATCAGTATTTTCTAAATTAAGAAATTCAGGAGAGACTTCTTGAGAGATTTCTTCATCTTCAGCTAATTCAGTTGGTAATAATTCTTTTGAATCTTTAATAATAATTTTTTCAATATTTAAATTTTCAGGAATTCCACTATAAGCAAAATCAATATAGATAACTTGACTATTAGGAATTAAAGTGATTTCAATCATATCTTCTTCAATATTAGTAACAATACCATTTAGTATTTTGGGTAAAGGTCCACCAAAAGTGATTGATATACTTTTGTTAACACTAATTTTATTTTGAATAACAAAACTAGGACTTTCGGCTCTATGGAGTAACATAATGTTATCAATAGATTCTTCTAAAAGTTTTCCTTCTTCTGAAATATCTAATGTTGTGGTAGTATCTTCATTTAAAAGTGTGATTTTATTTGAATTAATGAAATTAATAAAAAATATTTTTTCATGAAGTTCTAGATTAGTAGGTGAATCAATTTGAATAATATCTCCATATTGTAAATTATATTTTTCGCTTTCCATTATAAATATACTATATTATATTTATAATAGAAAATTTATGTAAAAGTTTAATTTAAATTTATTTTTAAACAAGTTAAAGATATTTTACAAATATTAAATAGTATACATTATGTCGTCAGAAGAAATTGTAAAAGAGGTAAATTTATCAGCAGCACTAAATGGTTATGATGAATATTTTCATACAAAAAAGTATGTTTTTAATAATAATGAATATACAATAATTAAATATGATAAAGAAAAATTAAAAATAATGGAAAATAGTGGAGAACCATATTTTAATGTTTTATCTAAATTCAGATCATTAGTTGTAAGAAATAATAAATTGATTGTATTTAGTCCAGAAAAGTCATTAAATTTTGAAGCTTTTAATAAAAAATATGAAAATGTAGATGAATGTTGGACGGAAGATTTTATAGATGGTACGATGATAAATGTATTTTTTGATAATATTAATAATACATGGGAAATAGCGACAAGGTCAACTGTAGGTGGAAATATTGTATTTTTTAATGATATTAAAAATTATAGTTTTTTTAATTGTGATAATCAATTTGAGCATTATAATAATATTACATTTAGAAGTATGTTTTTTGAGAGTTGTAATGCTAATAATTTTGATTTAAATAGTTTAAATACTAATTATTGTTATTCTTTTGTAATGCAGCATCCATTTAATAGAATAGTAACACCAGTTCAAACACCATTTATCTATCTAGTAAAAGTATATGAAATTGATAATACAAGTTTTCCGATTGTATATGTAAAAGAGAAAAATATTTCAGAATTGGTGAGTCAGCCACCATATATTTTTGCAAATACTAATGTCCAATTAGTAAACAAATATTCGCTTGCGACATCACTAAATGAATTACAGACACATTATGAAAATAAACTGGCACCATTTCACTGTGTAGGAACAATTGTTTATAATAAAGATGGTACAAGAACAAAAATTAGAAATGTAAATTATGAGGAGGTTCGAAAACTGAGGGGAAATCAACCAAAATTACAATATAATTATTTATCGTTAAAAAAAGAGAATAAAATTAAAGAATTTTTACATTATTATCCAGAACATGTGTTATTATTTAATAAATTTAAATTATTAATGTTTGAATATACAAATGAATTATTTTCAAATTATATTAGTTGTTTTATTAAAAAACATAAACATTTAAAGGAATATCCTTTTCAATATAAAAATCATATGTATCATATTCATCAAAAATATATTAGTGATTTAAAACCAAATTCTAAAGTGGTAGATAAAAAAGTTGTAATTGATTATGTAAATGATTTACATCCAGCTCAACAGATGTTTGTTATTAATTATAAATATAATCCAACGAGTGAAAATAGTGTAGAAAATAGTGTAGAAAATAATGAAAATATGGAATGTAATGAATAATTTTAATCACAATTTAATTCATCAGCTAATTCTAATTCTGAAAATAAAACACCAGCTAATAAAAAATTAGTCATATTATCATTATCATTATTATTATTATAATTATAATGATGAACAATAGTTGGTTGTGGTGTTTGATAAGAGTTAGGTAATGAATAATTAGATGAATAATCAGAAAATGAATTTACGTAAATTGGACTATCATCTTGATAATTAGAAGAAAAAGCGGTAGGAATTTGAATAGGTTGTGAATTAGATAAATCAGTATAACTATTTTGAATAGGTATTCCTTCAGTAATAAATTGAGGTGTAGAAATATTTAAATTTTTTACGTGTTTTTGGTGAAAGTTTTCATTAGAAAAATTATTACAAATATTTCCCATAATATATATAATATTTATAATTTATTTATTTGTCTGTAAAATATTCTTTAACAGAATTTAGTAGTAAAATACTGTTATTAACTGAATCTTCAATCATAATTAATAATTCATCTTTTGAAACTAAATTTTTAAAACTAATTTTAATGAAACTAT